TCCATTTTCATATCCAGATACAGTTACAGCAATACCGCTTTCAAGTTTACAGCATGTTTTTTCTTCTTCTCTTTTTTTAACGCTGTATATGTTTTCTACTTTTCTGTTTAGATAATCACTATTTGTTTTTCTCTATGTCTATATATTAGTATAGTCTAGTATAGGTGTCAACACTTTATTTAAACTATTTTAAAATGTAACCTCCTCGTCCACCTGCGCACCAAACTGATCCACTCCACTTTTATCCGGCTTGCTGCCCATAAACTTAACTTCACTCGCCACGATCTCTGTAACGTATCTTTTTGTTCCGTCCTGCGCATCGTATGTCCTAACCTGTAAACGCCCCTCTACAATTACTTGACTACCCTTTACGATGTGATCTGCGCATATCTCTGCCAGCTTATCCCATGCCACGCAATTTATAAAATCGGTTGTTTGTTGTTCTTTACTGAATCGTCTGTTTACTGCTACTGTAAACGATGCTACCGCTTTTCCACTTTGCGTGTAACGTACTTCTGGATCTTTAGTTAGCCGCCCCGAAATAATTACTTTGTTCATATATTATCATCTTCTATCTTTACACTTATTTTAACTACTTTATACGATGCCTTTGAACATCTACGGTTTAAAAAATCTGCGTCTGCGTATATTTTTTCATCGTAGGTAATCATTTGATCTTTATTAACTTTTTGCCGCGGCGGTGAATATCTATAATCTGTACCGTATACAAATTCACCTGTTTTCTTTTTCATTATTGCAAACATTTTATTCTCCTTTTTCTACATCATCAAACCACGTTGCGTATGTTCCATTTTCAAACCTAGCCATCATGTTTCTGCTTTTGTCTAATAACTGATATGAGTTTGAATTCCCTTCCTTTTCTATAAAACCTATATTCCTCATAACTACTCCATCATTTTTATTTAGTTCCGGTACTGGCTGCCCAAGCGAATACGTTTCAACTCCCTCTGCTGTGTAAACTGAAATTTGATTTATTTTACCTACTGCCATCAATCATCACTCCTTTTATTTATTGCGCACGCTGCCATTATCACTACGCCTAATGTACCACCTGCAAACAGTCCTGCTATAAATGTTACGATTAGATTATATATACTATACATTTTTATCACCTAATCCAGCTTTTTTCTTACAAACATCAACCAAATCTTTTTTTTCGTATTCTTCTGATCCGTAATATTCCGGACAGCCACTATTGCAAGACGAGCAATAACTTTCCGCCATAATTTTTAATGCTTTTTCGTATTTTTGAATAGATTCTATATATTTTATTCCTGAGTCAATAGCTTCCGCCATCCTTTTTATTGTTTTTTCATCTTCGTTATCAATACCTTTCATTTTAATTTTATCTTTAACATCACGTTTTATTATCAGTTTTAGCATTAAAAGATATTGTATATTTTCTTCAATTGTTGTAATTTTAGGCACGTACATCAACTCCCATAAATTTATTTAAATATTCTGCAAATTGTTTACTCTTCCTAGTTTGCTTCTTTCTTTGGCGTTCTTCTTTTCTTCTGTCGAATCTCATATAGCTGTTACCTATTGATGTGATAGGTGGCGTACCGTTCATATATTTTTCATAACCTTTCTTATTATTCGTTTTTTAATTTTAAATAACGGTTGAAACTTACAGCAATTTATTTCTATAAGTTCGCAATCTCGTTTACATCCATAACATGTTTTTACTTTAATTGCCATACACACACGTCTTATTGGTGACCTATACATTTTAATTCTAAATTTACTCATTTTTCCATATCCTCCATATAATTTGTTTTTACATATTCGGATAACGTAACCATCGGAACAATTAACTTTTCAATAGTTTTAGGATAAACTATCATACCCTTATACTTCTTTTCAGCCATTTCCAATGGTAATGTTTGGTATCCTCCGTGTGGTACTAGTATAACCGCCGTTTTATGTCCTAGTTTCGATCTGTTCTCCGCTTGGTGTATCCAAAACTCTATGTCGCTTGTTGTCATACGTTAACCCCCTATTTATAATCTTCAAACCGTTCGCATTTTCTCCATACAAATATGTTATTTACCCACCTTTGCATTCTTTTTATTTGTTTCGGTGCATGCTCTTTATCAAAAATCATTACATATGGGTCATAATCCATTTCACGTAATTTGTAAATTCTATTTAAATCTTGTTGTATTGTACTGTTAAAGTTTACAAGTACATATACTCTCATTTTACTTTTATTAAATTTTGTTTTATCCTTAAACTTTTCAAGCATTTTAGGAACAACTTTATCTTCTGGATTATCCCAAGCAAAATGTATCGTTTTTATCTTTATTTTTGATAGCATATCTATGTTTGTATCGGTTAATAGTCTTGCATCTACGCCTTGATTAAAATTTACATATTTTTTAGAGTCAATAACTTGTTTTAATAATTCCTCGTGATCTTTGCAAGCTAAAATATTAGGATCAAGTAATTCAACATATTTCTGTCCATTCCAAAAGTTTTTTAAATCATTAACTTTATAACTTTTTAACCCTTCCTTTCTTCCAACTATACAAAATTTGCACCCTCGTGGGCAACCTCTTGTTAAAAAACCATATGCTGTATCTTTTATTCCGTATAATGAATAATCAGGAAATATATACTCTATTTCTTTTGGCAATTTGTCATTTAAAGACAATCCAGTTCCCTTTACGTCAACTCCCATTTTTATTAATTTTTCAGAAATGTTTTTGTTTTTATCAAACACTACTGCCCCTATTAATTTTTCATACGGATCAAACATATTTTGTCCTAGTAATATATCGTCTGGTTTTAATAGTTTTGTTTCTATTCCTTTATTTTTATAGTATGCCGATAATTTCATAAGCACCAAGTTTGGGTAATTATGAGAATCAACATCTACTAACCCAATACTCATATTGAAATTCCTTTAGGATCACACCACTGCAATAAGTCTCTGCATATATCCGACACATTATATTTTTCATTTTTCACGACTAGTTTGAAACTGTCGCAGCCGTTTGTTTTCACATTTGTTATTCCCTTTAGCTTGCAGTCTGTAGACATACATACTTTACCTCTACGCTGCGTATTTGTTATTTCTAGAAAGTATGTGCATGCTAAACATTCGTTATTCAGTCTGCGAAAGTCATCACTCTTTTGAGCCATGTTGTTTCCTCCTATAATCTTCTGCATTATTTATTACAAATTCACACATATCATAAAGTCTGCTAACTACCCTACCTCCTACGTTTTCGATCATTAATTTTTCGCTAACATTTGAGGTAAAGCTGGTGGTTAATTTATGTTCATACCTGTAATTAATCAGTATATACATTTGTTCTCTAGCCCAATCTGATGGCTTTTCGGCTGCAACATCATCAAGTACAAGGTATGGTACATTTTTAAGTTTATCAAGAATGCTTTCGCTGTTTTTGCTGTTACCGAATTCACCTTTTATTTTTTGCATTAACTCAGGAACGGTCAACATGGTTCCGACAATGTTTTTTTCTAACAGTTTCAATATTGTCGCCGCAACTATATGAGTCTTGCCTGCTCCAAATCCTCCCATTATTCCGATACCTCTTGATCCTGTTTTATACGTATCGCAAAACTTAACTGCTTTGTCGTATGCATCTTTTGAATTGCAATCAACATTGAAATTTTCAAACGTCTTATCTATAAAGTTTTCGCCAAGCTGTATAGTATCGTTTATTCGCTTCTGCTTTATCCATGACACTATTTTTTCACACGGTTGGTATGATTGCCTATATATTCCGTTTTCTTTATCCACAAGCGTTCTAACGCAGTCGTGCAATTCGTCTTGCTTACGTTTACAGTGGTCGCATTTATATTTACTTTTAGCTGCTTCAATAAATTCTATGCAATATTCCATTTGTTCTTTTTGAGAAGGGTTTATATTGAGATATGCAACTGCTTTACTTACCCGTTCGATTGAAACCCCAATCTCGTTCTCCTTCTGGTAGGTCTGCCGTAATCTTTGAAGTATTGTTCCTAGTTCCTCCATTTGATCGCCCTTTCTGTAAAAACAATGTATCAAATTTTTCTCTCAACTTTTTAGGACTAAGAATATTTGCTTTCCAAAACTGATCTTCTTGAGAGAACACCATGACTGATCTTATTTCGTCAACGCTCCTGTTGTCTCGTTTAATCATGTATCTAAAATCAGTGTTCCATTTTATAAAAGATGTTGGTATCCTAGCCTTTTTATTATTGCTTAATATTAATTTAACCAACTCATCTGACAAGAATTGATAATCTGAAACATCATCGGTTATTTTAATCGATGATAACTCTTTAGTATCAATTATAGAAGTATCACTTATAGAAGTATCTTTGTTATGCGATTTTGTCATAACCCTTATGCCATTCTGTCCTAACCCTTGTGCGATTTTGTCATAACCCTTATGCGATTTTGTCATAAGGTCAAAGTCTTGTAATCTGTCTAATTTCTCGGTTGGTGCAATGTAAGAAAAATTTCCTCGTATGCCGTTTCTTTGCTTCTTTAACATTCTAACTATCAAAAAATTGTTGCTGTAACTTTCTATCCTTCTCATAAGATTACGCTTTGACCCAACAATTGGTATTTGTTCAAGAAGATAACTATAATTTACCCACATTAGCCTATCGTTATCGATCGTTATAAATTCCATCGTTGCAGATGAATATAAGTCTTTTATTGTCCTTAATATAAATGCATCTTCAATTGATAATTTGCTTTCTATCAACTTTTCTTGCTGAAATCCAAGTATTGTATATTTCACACAATCAAACCCCCTTGATCCATTTATCAAGCTTATCCTGATTTTTTGGTGATGGGCTAAAACCACCGGACTCCCATGCCCTGTATGTCTGATATGACACTCCGATTAATACCGATGCTGTTACCTGAGTTTGCTGTTTCTTCTTTCTAATTTTTATTAAATCTAAGTTATTCATTTCCTACCTCCATTAAATTAATTATAGCATTAGTGCTATAAAATTGCAATAGTTATTTTATCTTTTTCTTGAATGGAATAATATTACTATTTTCCTTCACCAACTCTTTAAAGCTAACATCTTCGTCCATATAATACCTATACGATGCAATACACGCCCTTACACCGCCCAATATATCAACAGCAACAATACGATCGCACCAAATATGTTTTAGCTGTCCTTTAATGCAATAGGTATCGTCTGACCACTTATGAATTGTCGGCAACTCTTCGCCGCGGCAAAAAGTTAATTCTGATGATTCGATTGATATTTCCCCTTTGAGGTTGTGGACATATTTGCCACAACCCGAGTGCATTCTAATTTTACAGTCGTTGTCAGCGTAATGTTGACATGATGCACATTTCATATTAGTTACCTCCTATTGCTGCATCTAAAACTTTGTCGTCTTCTGCTGACGATGATTGTGTCATATATTCCTCGCTAAATTGTTTTAATCCGCGTATCATTTCACCTGCCTGAGTATTTGAAAGGTTCTTAGAAGAATCAATCTTGTATTTCATAAGCATGATTCCTTTCATATCATCGGCAGATAACGATAACTCTTTAGCTAATGATCCTATCTTTTTACGTTGTTCTTCTGTTATGTGAGTTAATGATGGTTCTTTTTGTTCCTGCTTCGGTGATGCTGTTTTAGTTTGAACTTTATGTTCTGGTGCCGCTTGCTGATTGTTTGAATACTTGCTATCGTTGAATCCTCTGTACACGTCAGCAGCTACGCCAAGCATCTTCATTGCTGTTCCCAGTGCGTCGGTAGTAGCCATTTTATACGCTTCATCGTTACCGTGGATACCGTTTTTATCTTTGACGATCAGGAAATCTCCACCCATAGCAGGAATTGGACTTCCCCACTTTTCGTTTTCGTAAATATATAACAATACTTTGACGAATACCATAGTTTGACCGTCTGCCAAATCTTTTGTGAACATATCAACTATTTCAAATTTCCACCCAATTCCGCACGTTCCAAACTCACTAGTCATTGCCTCATATCTCCATTGTGGGTTTATGTCTGATTTTCCTTTTAATGCGCCAAACTTTATTTCACGTAATGCGTTAGGTGGAACTAATTTTAGAAAGTTATAATGCTTAAGATTGTCCAATTATTTCACTTCCCTTTTTATTACTTCGATATTGATATTTTTAATAAATTCATCAAAACGGTTAAGTTGTTCCGCTGACATTCGCATTGTGATTCTGGTTACTATTTTATCAGTAAACTGTGATGGAATAATTGGACTTGGTTCTTGCTTTTGTACTGGCTGCGCAATAACTGGTGCAATAACTTCAATAACCTTATTTTCTACCTCTGCGCGCTTCTTGGCAAATGTTTCGATGATATTAGGTAATTCCATAAGGTCGCAATCTTTCGTTTCGTGTGCGCAATCCTGTGCGGTAATAGGAGTATTTAAAGAGTAAGTATTTGAGTAGTTTGAGCAGAACATATCTATTTGAGATTGCTTTAACTGTTCTTGCTTTTTTGCAGTATCATCGAGTGCCTGCCTTTGCGAAATTACTTCGATCGATTCGGTCATTGCTTTGATAGTTTTACCTTTTGTTGCTGATCTCATTGTCCATTGTGATGGAATAATAAATTCAAACATATATTCATCACGAACACCAAATTGTATGGCGATTTCTTTTGCTGTTTTCATATATTCGCTGCGTAATTCATTAATACGCTTTTTTTCATATTTTTCTAGTTGGTCAGCTAATGGATTTTCTACATTTGATAAAATATTTTGCAATGAAGATACTTGTTTTTCAAACGCTTTAACAGGTAACTCCATTTGTTTTTTTGTATTCTTGCGAAATGTTTCAAGTTTAACTCTTAATGATGCCAATGTACGTTTATCTGCTTCCATGTCATTTAGATTATCTTCGGTTACAATTAAACCGGTAAACTTTTTTAGATATTCATTGAGTTGAATTTCAATTGAAGAATTATTCCACTGAAATTCATGAGTGTTTTTAATTACCATAAGTTCCATTTTTAAATCTTCTGATACGGTTACTTCTGTTACATTTTTCATAGTTTGTTTTCTCCTTTTTTATTGTCTACATAAAATAATGTAGTATTACCATATTTGTACGCTGGACTTCCTGAATCTGATACAGAATTAATTTCTAAATCGTTATCATTTAACCATTTACGAAGTCCATCTTTAGAACATTGAATTTCCATTGTCTTACCATCCCACATTATCCCAAAACAATACGCTCCAAAATCTTTATAAAATGATTCTAAAATTGATTTTAATTTCATAGATTTATTATTGATTGTTGATATTTTCATTGTATAACCTCCTAGTATAATAATTCTTCAACAGCTACATCTAAAGCATGGGCTAATTTGTTGAGAGTCGAAAGCTTGCAGTCTTTATTTTTACCGCTTGATAACAATGTGATTGTTGTAACGTTTACGCCTGATCTAAAAGATAATTCTTCGATTGATATATTAAGTTTGCTTCGTTCTACCCTTAGGTTACGTGAGATTAATTCTGTGTTTAATTCTTTATACATACCGTACCTCCATATTTATATAATAACAGTTTAGATTAATAATGTCAATAGTGTAATTAACATTTTATAAAGTTTACTTTTTAAATAGTGCGATTACTCCATAGATTAAACCGCATGATAGTTCTACAGCTAAAATTGATTCCATTTCAAAATCTGATATTCCAAAGCCGACTAAAACTGCCGTGGCTACCATTATGCCAAACAGGAAACCTTTTGCGAAGTCTTTCATTTTACCACCACCAATTCATATATGCCGAATACATCACTTAGAAGTTCTTCTAAAACGTCTCCTGCTTCGACTAGCGACATTTTTTCTAGGTGGATATGTCTTTCTATTACTGCGTTTCTAATTAAGAAACAATCGAATCCTGTTGAAGTTGGTTTGATGTAAAGTTTCATACTAAATCGCTCCTTTTTTAAAACATTCATTGGCTTTTATCTGACCGGCAGCAATTGAAGAACCTATTTCTTGTTCAAGTCCCAAACCAACCATTACTTCTTTTAAGATTGTAATTTGATTATCAAGCTTTGAAACTTCTTCGATTGATTCTTCTTTTTGGTCTTTCAATCCCAAAATACTAGTTAATTTCCAATAGCTTCTTTCCATAGAAATTTGTTCTAAGCTGTTTCGTAAATACATAATTTCAAGCCTATTCACATTAATCACTCCTTTTTGTTTTTATCTATGTACCTATAATAACATCTTTAATTATCATCGTCAACACTTTAATTAATATTTTATAAACTTTTATTTACATTTTAGTATTAAAAAAGCGGCACTAATTTAATAGTGTCGCTTTTGATTATTTAGTTACTGCATATCCTAATGAAATACACGCTATTGCTTCCCATATATTACGTTGCTGTTTAAGGATTTTCTGTGACCGCTCCTGCTGTTTTTCGTACGTCTTGAATGATTGACTGGCAGTCTGCAATTCGCTGTTCGCTGTCTGCAATGATTGCTGTGCTGCTGCTGTTTGCTGTTTGAGCGTCGTTAACTGCGTTTGCAATGTTTGTATTTGATTCGCTGATTCCGTTAGCTGCTGATTGAGCGTTTCTAGTTGACTCGTCAAGTTTGTCGACTGTTCGCTCGCTGTCGTCAAGTCCTGATTGGACTGACTCAAGAGACTTTTCAGCTGCTTGTTGTTCGCTGTCAGCTGCGTTAAGTTGCTCTGTAACGTCGTTAGCTGTTGTTCCGTGATCTGATACGTCGCTTCGGAACAGAAACCAACCTGCATAGACGAGAATAGCGATAACAATAACACCGCCGGCAATACGTAAATAAGTTTTAGTTTGTTCATTCATTAACACCACCCCTTAAAATAATTTATATACGATGTATACAATCGCGATTGCTTTTGCTGCTTCCCAAACTTTTTGACCGTATTTTTGAATAATTGTTTCTTTGACCGTCGCCACTTCGGTTTCTACCGTTTTTTCGATTTCGTCAATGCTTGCCTGAATTTCTGAAATCTGAGATTTGAATAGTTCTTCACCTGCTGCCTTTAAAGTTTCGATAGCTGCTTTCATTTTTTCTACGTTGGCTGTTTGTTCTGCTGTCATATTATCATTCTCCTTTTATTTTCCGTTTTCTGTTTCGCCATAAGCTGGCACGCCGTATTTAGTATTTAAGTCTAACGATGATACATAGTCAAATGAGCTGTTTGCTCTATTGACATAACCTGCCGCGTACTGTTCGCCAACTCCTGCACCGATATAATATTCATCGCGGAACATTGTCCGCAGCACTTCAAGGCTTCTAATGTTTCGATCTGACCTGTTTTGGATAAACTTTCTAACAATGTAATCGCTGGTAGGGCACCAAGACAAAGCGTATAGGAAACATCGTGAATCATCAAGATTGTCAATCTTTTTCAGTTGAGGAATATATGTGTCTAAACAGTCTTGGGCTAATATTGCTAACTGTGCATCTTGACCTTGTTCTGATCCTAATAATTCGGATAACTTTCCTAATTCGTCTGAGTCTCTAATATCGGTATATGTTCTACCTGCAAAATAATCACCGCCGTCAATATATCCTAGCAATTGATCTCCTCGACCGTCAAGCCCTTCCCACTGACTACACCCCATTGATGGATAGTTACCTGCTGTAGAACATGAGACACTTTCAAATCCACCTTCGACACCAGTTGCCACCATTTGTTTAGCGTATTCATCCGCTAGTTCTTGATCTGTCATCACCTTACCACTCCTTATTTTTTCTCGTATGGAAAATTATCTTTTGAAGAATTTACAAGGCTATCAATTATATATTTAATAGCCGCCATAACTCCTGCACCACTGAGAGTTTGAAACCCATCCCAACAACTTTTTAAATCAAATTTTGTACCTAGTAGGGCATTGCACCAAAACCCAATAGACCAAAAAATAAACATTAACATGAATAAACATACAATGCCTGTTATCATGTGTTTCTGTATAGCGTTCATTGAGTTACACCTGCTTTTGATATGCGACTGATGTTTGCTTCATTTTTAAGCGTACCCATATCACCCTTTAAAACATTTATATCAACTTGCAACGATTCTATTTTTTTATTTATCTCTGGAACAACTTTTAACTGATCTGCCATCCTTCCTACTTCATACGTTAGTTTAGTAAAAAGTTCAGCCTGTTCGTGACGTTCTTCTGTTCTTTCCTTTTTCATTTCATTACATTCGTTAATAAGACGTTTTTTATCTTCGGCAGCGTTTTCTCTGTTTTCCTTTGCATTATCTATAATTCTTGTTGCAGACTTATCGTTTTCTCTTGCTAGATATATGCAAGCAATTAATAGAAAACCAACTACTGATACATTTTGTACAGTCAATAAATCCCAAGGCATTTTAATCACCTCCACACTCTATTAAATTTTCCAAATTATGAATAGTTTCCATACCGAAACCGTGGATTGATCTTAAATCGTAAATGCTTCGGTAAGGTCTGCCACCTATAATAGCATCGGCTCGCTTATTGTCAATATTGGGAAGAGACTTTAACTCTTCCCTGCTTGCAGTATTTAAATTTACTTTGCGGCTATCTGAGTTAATATAAACATTTTGAGATTGTTGCATGTTCGGAGAAATGGTACTGCATGCAAGCCAATATGTGATGATACCTGTTAATAAACATGATAGCACGATTATAAGAAAGTTGTTTATTTGTATCTTTCTTTGTGGTTCAATAGCGTTCACCTTCTATTCTGGTATCGTAGGATACACAATATTGTCTAAATCTGTGCTATTTGTTATGTCACGCAATGCCTGTCGGTACGTTTGCCACTCTGCATACTTTGTGTCGCCTAAACGAGTTTTAGCTGACAATGTGTCTGTCCAGTCCGAATCGGCAAGTAACCTATTTCGTTTTGATCGGATTGATGCGAGTTTTTCTTCGGCTGTGGGTACGTATTCAGGCTTTTCTTGCGGTTTGCCATCGGTGCTGCGAATATAGTTGTTTGTTATATATAGTTCTTGATCTTCGTCTGATGTTTCAATAAAGCCGTCGTCTATATATTTTTGTTTTTCTTCGTCAGTTGAGAAATGAACACCTTCTAAAACTGACGTTATTCTATTTCCGTCTGTATCGAATTTTGCTAAATACATTTTACACCTTCTTAAATTATTCCATTTGCTCTCCAGTATGCTGAAACTGGGAAATTAACGTTGGTACCAGTTTGCATATATATACCCATGCCGTTTGCTGTTGGCGAATAAATTTGAGGCCATTCGTCCATACCTTGAGTCGGAGATTGAGTTAAAAGAGTAGTTGCAATTGCATTATAAAACGTAGTAAATTGCAATGGAAATGTTATTGTTTGACCAGATTCATTTGAAAACGCTGGCGTAACTCCCCATTGCTCAGTATATCCATTTGACCATTTTATATATCCACTTATTCCGAGTGACGAAGCTACTATACGTGGAATTTCAGACCAAGGCAACCATGTTCCATTGTTTAAAACTCTTGTAAAAATATTACCGATGGCAAGTGTGGTAAACGTTTGTTTTACTCCTAATGATGATACAGATTCTACGAGCAAATATCCATAAGTATTTCCATAAGGATAATTTAACGAAGCACCATTTACGTAATAAAACCCACATAAAATTAATGTATTTAAATCAACCGATCCCGATTGGCGACCGTACCCTCCAATCCCATAACCTCCAGGAGCTTTTAAATCTGCGTATTGTTTAGTTGATGCTTCTAGAGATACCGTTGGATTACTAGACAATAAAAGAGGTCCAGTCATTGTGCCTCCTGCTTTATGAATAAATGCTGATGAGTGTTCATTATCAACAGTATCGGAATTACCTCCATTAGCTGGCAATGCTGCGGGTATATCAGAAAACTTTGCTATTTTATTCCACGAAGTCCAAGTATTATTAAATCTAGATCGGTAATATGGAACATTGTTACCGATGTCTATTGCTAATTGAGATACTTCGGTTTGGTCATTTAACACAATTAATGTACCCCAGTCAAAAGGTCTGTTCAATGTATTAGTATATCTTATTTTATAAGAACCACCATTAATAGTATAATCATTGCAATCTAAACATGTGGGCAGTATTGACTCTCCCCACCCACAACCGCTGGGAGTAAAATCTGATGGTACTTTTCCAGCTAATTTTGATGAATTGCTTGAGTTGGTAGCAGTGGCGGCGTTTCCGTCTAGCGATCCGTGTACAATTGGTACAGTTAAATCTCCTAACATTGTATCTCCAGACTTTTTAACATATCCTGCCTGAATTAATCCTATTTGCGCATCGATAATATCTGAGTTACCATTAAATACGCCAACATCATAGTTTTCAGTTTGAAGTGGTTTTGTTAAATTTATATTAGGTGTTTGGTTAGGCACTAAATAGCCCCCTCTCTAATTGTATCGTGTGTAAACACTGCTAGCTGTGCATGAGTAAACGGCTTTAGTTCTTCATGCCTACGATATTTAAATATATAAACTATCCCTAAATGAGCTGGAATTATCTCGCGAACCGCTGCGTAAACATCTGTCATATTTGGTGGTATACCTATTGCGTTTGTAAACGTAACTTGTATCTGATAATTTCCGTAATCTTCATATATTTCTATATCGGCATTAGACCACGCTTCTATTGTATTTTGAATCATAGCCTTTGTGCTTGTCCCTGCTGATCTCATCTTAGCCTTTATGCGGCTTCTACGTTGGCTATCTGGTAAACTTGGATTTTGTTGCAAACCGTATTCGTTTTCATAGGTTGGCAATGACGTTGTTGCAGAATCAACATAAAATTGCATTTGTGTTTCTCGGATAAACTCTTCGAAATTTATAATTGAAGATTCATATGCTGTCAATATATTA